CGCACACCAGTATCCAAAGCCATCCCGTCGCTCAACGGCTGGGGTGGCATCCGCTCTGTCCAGCGTCGTCTTGAGCGCAGCGCCACCATCGTCCACAACCGTGAGGCTGTGGCGTATGCGTTGCTGTGCATGGCCAACACGAAGATCACGGACATCATGTCCTGGGACAACCAGGGCAACATTCAGGTCAAGCCGTCAGACGAGATCCCCGAGCACGCGCTCCAGGCCATCAAGTCGATCAAAGTCAACGAGCGGGCCGACAAGGATGGCAACATCACCCGCACGCTGGACATCGAGCTCTACGACAAGGTGGGTGTCCTGCGCCTGCTGGCCAAGGCCTCCGGTCTGCTGGACTCTCCCGATGACAACGAGAAGCCGTCCGTGCTGGGCATCAACGTGCTGTCGCCTGATGTTGTGGATGCGCAACAGAAATGATTCCATCCACAGAGCGAGTGCGTGCGCTGCGCGAGCGCAGATTACTGCAAGGCCTGATCCGGGTGGATGTCTACATCCTGCCGCAAGAACGCCAGCATCTGAAAGACTTCATCCGCTTCCTAGAGGAAAAGAGACGTGAGAAACATTCTGGATGTCATCCGAGAAAAGTCAGTCGAGGAGGGTGACTGCTGGCTGTGGACTGGGTATGTCGCCACCAGTGGCCACCCGTACACATCCACTGGCGGCAAAGGCTCCACCGTTGCGCGATCCGTTGCCACGCGGCTGGGGATGAAGGTCGATGGCAAGGTGGTGCGCATGAAGTGCAACAACAAGCTGTGCGTCAACCCTGCCCATCTGTCCGTGATCTCTCGCCCTGACCTGGCCCGCCAGGCCCTGGTCGCCTCCACTCGAACCATTGAATGGAAGATGAAGCACATCGCGGCAACCAGGCGCAAGTCCAAGCTGACGATGGACATGGCGCGCCAGATCCGCAACGCTGAAGGCTTCACGCAGAAGCAGCTGGCCCAGCAGTACGGTGTACACCAGCGCGTCATCCACAACATCCGGTCAGGCTCCGGGTGGAAGGACACCACCAACCCATTCGCGCTGATGGCCATGCAGCTATGAAGACCAAAGAGGGCTCGCAGAAAGAGCTGGCCACCGCGGCTCTGAACCTCGACTTCCGCAAGTCGCCCACTGTCTGGAAGTTCTTGCAGGACAACGGCTTCGTCCGCGGCATGATGGGCCCTGTCGGCTCCGGAAAGTCCTATGCCTGCTGCGCCGAGGTGATGATGCGTGCGGTCAAGCAGAAGCCATCCCCCGTGGACGGCATCCGCTACAGCCGCTTTGCCATCGTGCGCAACAGCTACCCCATGCTGAAGACCACCACCATCAAGACGTGGCTGGATCTGTTCCCCGAGGCGACGTTCGGCCCGCTGCTGTGGACGCCGCCGATCACCCACCACATCCGCCTGCCGGCTCGAGGTGATGCTGCCGGCATTGACTGCGAGGTGATCTTCCTGGCTCTTGACCAACCGAAGGATGTCCGCAAGCTGCTGTCCCTTGAGCTCACAGGTGCCTGGGTCAACGAGGCCCGCGAGTTGCCGAAGGCGGTGATCGATGGCTTGACCCACCGTGTCGGCCGCTACCCCACCAAGCGTGACGGCGGGGCCACATGGTCTGGCATCTGGATGGACACGAACCCGATGGACGACGACCATTGGTGGTTCAAGCTGGCTGAGGTGGAGAAGCTGACTGGTCAGTTCGCCTGGAAGTTCTACAAGCAACCAGGCGGCGTCGTTCCGGTGTCCTCCGAAGACCTGCCGGAAAACCCAGAGGCCAATGACCACATCCTGGCCGCCGGCAAGTGGTGGAAGATCAACCCTGCCGCGGAGAACCTCAACAACCTGCCGGCCGGCTACTACCTCCAGATGCTGGGGGGCAAGAATCTGGATTGGATCCGCTGCTACGCTGGTGGCGAGTACACCTATGTGCAGGAAGGCCGGCCCGTCTGGCCCGAGTACGAGGACAGCACCATGTCCGGCGAGGTCATGGTCGAGCCGTCCGTGCCGATCCAAGTTGGCTTGGACTTTGGTCTGACGCCCGCGGCCACCATCGGGCAGCGTTTGCCAAACGGCCGATGGATCGTGCTGCATGAGATCGTCACCTTCGACATGGGCCTCGAGCGATTCGCGCAGCAGTTGCTGGCGGAACTGAACCAGCGCTACCCGCAGCATCAGGTCATGCTGTGGGGCGACCCGGCCGGCATGGCGCGTGATGCCATCTATGAGGTCACCGCATTCGACCATCTGCGCAGCCTGGGGCTGAAGGCGCAGCCCACACCCAGCAACGACTTCAAGGTTCGCCGTGAGTCCGCGGCCGCCCCCATGCAACGCCTGATCGGCGGCAAGCCCGGGCTGATCGTCAGCCGCGAGTGCCGCCTGTTGCGCAAGGCTCTTGCCGGCGGGTATCACTTCAAGCGCGTGGCTATCGGTGCTGGCCAGGAGCGCTTTCGGGATGCACCCAACAAGAACGAGCACTCCCACATCGGCGACTCATTCGGCTACCTGATGCTGGGCGGCGGCGAGTACAACCGCATGATCCGCCCGCAGAACAAGTCATCGGCCGTGCCGTTCATGGCGCAGACCGTCGTGACGGGGGACTTCGATGTCTTTTCATGATCTGCTGGAATCCCTGCCTCGCCGACCTGGCATTCAGTGGCGGCCATTCGACATCAGCCACTACATCGTGATGGACGTCCAGGCGCAGAACATCCAGGCGATCAGCCAGACCATGCCCGTCAAGCAGATGCTGGAATGGCAGGCAGCGCGTGGTGACGCTATCACTGTGATGCTGCACGACCGCCCGGCAGCGGTGTTCGGGTCTGTCAAGATATGGGATGGCGTCGAACAGATATGGATGATCTGCGAGGAGCGCGCCCGCAAGTACCCTATCATCATGACGAAGGCTGGCAGGATGTTCGTTCTGCACAGGGTGATAGCAGGCCGTCTACACCGCATACAGGCGACAGTACGATGCGACGACCTGCGGGCTCATCGATGGGCTGAAAGCCTGGGCCTGCAAACCGAGGGGGTCATGCGCCGATACGGCGCTGACAAGATCGACTACTGGATGATGGCGAGGACTTGATGTCTGGACTGTTCGGAGGCGGGCCCGACACGTCGGCCCAGGATGCGCAGATGCGCAAGCAGGATGAGCAACTCAAGCGCCAGGAGGCCGAGCAGGCCCGCGAGCGCACGGAGTTGGCCACCCGTTCCATGTCGTCCATGCGTGCCCGCCGCGGTGGCGGCCTGCGCATGCTGCTGTCGGCCGAGCGCCCCGATGAACTGGGTGTGCAGCCCAACAAGCTGGGGGGCGGCACTTGATGGACATGAAGCAGAAGATGCAGCGCAAGGTCGCCAAGGTCATGCGCGAGTACAAGGCCGGCAAGCTGAAGTCCAGCAGCGGCGACAAGGTGACGAGCCAGAAACAGGCAGTCGCCATTGCGATGTCCGAAGCCGGCATCAAGAGGAAGCCATGAAGCAAGGCCTATACGCCAACATCCATGCCAAGCGTGAGCGCATCAAGGAGGGGTCTGGCGAGAAGATGCGCAAGCCTGGTGCTCCTGGCGCACCATCTGCTGATGCCTTCAAGAAGGCAGCCATGACGGCGATGAAGAAGAAGAAGTGAAGTGGCCACCAGCATCGAACTTGAATCGCTGACCACCAAGGCTCGGCACGTCAGTCTGGTGCAAAAGCTGGAGGGTGGGGCCACTGCGCTGACGGGGGCTGATGCCCCGCTGATCATGGTGGATGTGAACCACCAGCGCAACCATGATGGCAGGGCGTACTTGGCCTGGAGGCTGTACCCTGCATCCGCGCCGCTGGCTGCCGGCACCAGCTGCGACATCGTGCTGGCGTCTGCTGCCGGCGTGTACCCTCACCTCATGCTCAGTGCCGTGCTGATGGGCGATGCCGAGCTTTACATCTACGAGGGCGCGACGACAACTGGTGGGACGCTGTTCACGCCAGTCATCCGCAACCGGAACTACACCACGGCAAGCAATGTGGCGATAGCCATGAACCCAACGGTGACGGGAACCGGCACGCTGATTGATGCTCAGTTCCTGGCCGGCGGTGTTGGCAAGAAAGCTGGAGGCGGTGGCGACGAAAGCCTGGAGTACGTCTTGAAGCCGCTGACCAACTACCTGTTCAGGATGACCAACGTCAACGGCGCCGACCATGCTGGCGTGCTGCGCCTGGAGTGGTACGAATGAGCAAGCTGAAGGATCCGAAGGGTGGCCTGACTGCTGCCGGCCGAGCCTACTTCAAACGCAAGGAGGGGGCGAACCTGAAGCCCGGCGTGAAAGGTGAGGCTGACACACCGGAGGAGATGCGCCGTAAGGGATCGTTCCTGACCCGCTTCTACACCAATCCATCCGGCCCGCTACGGAAAGAAAGCGGCGAGCCAACTCGGCTGGCGCTTGCGGCGAATGCCTGGGGCGAACCCGTGCCCACCACGACAGCAGCTGCTGCACGCCTGGCCGCAAAGGGTCGGCGTCTGCTGGAGCGCTACGAGGCCACCAAGGACTGACATCATGGCGATGAAACTGACTGTAGAGCAGATCCTGGCGCGACACAAGGTCGCACTGAATCGCAAGGAAGACTTCCGCTCGCTGTACGAGGACGCGATGGAGTTCGCGCTGCCGCAGCGCAACCTGTACGCGGGCGACTACGAGAGCAAGGTCGGCGGCCGGCAGAAGATGAGCAGGGTCTTTGACTCGACTGCCATCAACAGCACGCAGAGGTTCGCCAATCGCTTGCAGTCTGGGATCTTCCCGCCGCAGCGCAAGTGGTGTCGCCTGGACCCTGGCGTCGAGATGCCTCCCGAGCGCCGCACCGATGCGCAGCGCGTTCTGGATCTGTACAGCGAGAAGATGTTCGCCGTGCTGAAGCAGTCGAACTTCGACATCGCGATGGGCGAGTTCCTGCTGGATCTGTCCGTCGGCACCGCGGTGATGCTGATCCAGCCAGGTGATGCCGTCAGCCCGGTGAACTTCATCCCGGTGCCGCAGTATCTGGTGTCCTTTGAGGAGGGCGCGAACGGTCAGGTGGACAACGTGTATCGCAAGATGCGCGTGAAGGGTGAGAGCATCACGCTGCAATGGAAGGATGCCAAGCTGCCGCCCGAGTTGGCCAAGCAGATCGAAGACAAGCCGGCCGAGGATGTCGATCTCATCGAGGCGACCATCTACGACTACAAGCGCGGTGACTACTGTTACCACGTCATCCATGAGAAGTCGAAGACGGAACTGGTCTACCGGCGCAACAAGACCAGCCCCTGGGTGGTGTCGCGCTACATGAAGGTGGCCGGTGAGATCTACGGCCGAGGCCCGGTGCTGACGGCTCTGCCCGACATCAAGACGCTGAACAAGACGCTGGAGCTCCTGCTCAAGAACGCCTCGCTGGCGATCACTGGCGTCTACACAGCGGCCGATGACGGTGTGCTGAACCCTGCTACCGTGCGCATCACCCCGGGTGCCATCATCCCGGTGGCTCGCAACGGTGGCCCCCAGGGCGAGGCGCTGCGTCCGTTGCCTCGGGCAGGCGACTTCAACGTCAGCCAGATCGTGATCAACGATCTGCGCATGAACATCAAGCGCACGCTGCTGGACGAGAGCCTGCCGCCTGACAACATGAGTGCCCGCAGCGCCACCGAGGTGGTCGAGCGGATGAAGGAGTTGGCGCAGAACCTGGGCAGCGCATTCGGCCGGCTGATCAACGAGACGATGATCCCGATGGTCAGCAAGATCCTCGAGGTCATGGATCAGGCCGGCATCATCGACATGCCGTTGCGTGTCAATGGGCTCGAGGTCAAGGTGTCGCCCGTGTCTCCGCTGGCGATGGCGCAGAACATGGACGAGATCAACAACATCATGCAGTTCATGCAGATCGCGCAGACCCTGGGTCCAGAGGGGCAGATGGCCATCAAGGCAGGGGCGGCGGTGGACTACATCGCTGACAAGCTGGGTGTGCCCGCGGCGTTGCGTGCAGGCCCCGAGGAGCGTGCCGCGATGGTGCAGCAGATGCAGCAGGTAGCCATGCAGGCCCAGGCATCGCAGCCGGCAACTCAGGCCGAGGTTATGGCGTGAGCGGCTGGGATGATCTGGACTCGGTTCTTGAAGAGCCGAGTAAGCCAGCGCTGGACATCGACCTTCTGGTGGCGAGGACTTTTTCCACCGAGGAGGGACAGAAGGTGCTGGCATGGATGCGCGAGAGATACCTCGAGCAGCCGTGCTGGCAACCCGGTGCGGATCCGTCACTTGGCCAGTGGCGAGAAGGACAGAACGCTGTCATCCGCGATCTTGAAGGCCGTATCAGGAAAGCGAAGCAACGCCAATGAGTGACGTCGAAGCGAATGACAACTCCGGCCTGCTGGACTCGGCAATCGTCGAGGAAGAGCAGACAACCGAGAGCCAAGAGCAGCCGACCATCAGCCACATCACCAAGCCAGAGGAAGATGATGGGCCGCTGGAGCGCCCGGACTTCTGGCCGGAGAAGTTCTGGAAGAAGGACGCCAACGAGCCTGATCTGGAAGGGATCAGCAAGTCCTATCTGGAACTGGAGAAGCAGTTCCGATCCGGGAAGCACAAGGCCCCGGACGGCGGCAAATACGCTCTGATCGAGGGCATGAAGGAGGACGATCCCGTCACCCAGGCCTATGTCGGATGGGCCAGCAAGTACGGGATCAGCCAGCAGGCCTTCGAGGATCTTGCAGGGCAGATCGTCGGCATGGGCTCGAACCAGGCCGAAGCGGTGCAACGCAGCATTCAGCAGGAGCGCGAGGCACTCGGCCCGAATGCTGATGCGATCATCGGCAACATGGTCACCTGGGGCCGCGGCATGGTGTCCAAGGGCATCTGGTCTGGCGATGACTTCGAGGAGTTCAAGGTCTGGGGCGGCACCGCCCGCGGCCTGCAAGCCCTGATGAAACTGCGCGAGACTTACGAGGGCCGCGTACCAGTGCAGTCCGCTCCGGTCGAGGTCGGCATGAGCGACGAAGAACTGCACCAGATGGTGGCCAACCCGGAGTACAAGACCAACCCCGGTTATCGGGCAAAGGTTGAAAAACTTTTCGAAAAGCGTTATGGTTGAGCGCGTCTCCTGAGTGCTCCCCCCGAGCCTCTTAGCCCCGGCCAAGTGCCGGGGTTTTTTTTGCCTGTGCCTGTTGACATTGGCAGATTCTTTCGCTATACAATCTCGGCACGGATAACCGCTCGGCCCGTACCAACCTCGGGCGCGGAGTTGCAGCGCAAGTCAAGGCCTGACGCGAGTCAGAAAACCAGCGACGAGAACCTCAATTCCATCGGAGAAGTCACATGGCAATCAGCATCTCGAATGCGTTTGTGACCCTGTTCGATGCGGAGGTGAAGCAGGCATACCAGGCTGATGCCGTCCTGCGCAACACCGTCCGTCTTCGCACTGGGGTCACGGCTGCAACCCACAAGTTCCCCAAGATCGGTGCAGGCGTCGCAAGCGTCCGCATCCCGCAGACCGATGTCTCCCCGCTGAACGTCTCCTATTCCCAGGCGACGGTCACGCTGGCTGACTGGATTGCGGCCGAGTACTCGGACATCTTCAACCAGGCCAAGGTCAACTTCGACGAGCGCGCCGAGCTGGTGCAGGTTGTCGGAAAGGCCATCGGCCGTCGTGCCGATCAGCTGATCATCGACGCACTCGCGGGCTCGGGCACCTCGCTGTCTGTCAGCAATGACATCGGCGGAACCGATACCAACCTGAACGTGGCGAAGCTGCGCAAGGCCAAGGCCCTGCTCGACACCGCCAACGTGCCGATGGGTGATCGCTACCTGCTGATCCATGCCGAGAACCTGCAAGCTCTGCTGACCGAGACGGCTGTCACCTCGACAGACTTCAACACGGTCAAGGCTCTGGTGCAGGGCGAGGTCGATACCTTCCTGGGCTTCAAATTCCTCACCATCGGTGACCGGACTGAAGGTGGCCTGGTGGGTGGCGGCACTGGCGTTGACCGCAAGTGCTGGGCATGGCACAAGACCGCTGTCGGCATGGCCGAAGGCATGGGCATCCGCTCGGAGATCAACTACATCCCGGAGAAGACCTCCTGGCTGGTTGCCTCCATGCTGTCTGCCGGTGCGACGACCATCGATGCCGGTGGTATCGTTGAGATCATCTGCCGCGAGTGAGGAGGATTCATCATGGCATTCAACAAAGACGGCCTGATGTTGGTCGGCGGGTCCAAGGCGGGCAACGCTCCGCAGATGTGGACCTACAAGACCAACGACACCGCCGGAACGGTGGACACCGCTGGCTACTTCGACAACGGCTCGACCACCAACACGGGCATGCGCAACGTGTTCCGTCTGGGTGATCTGATCTATGTCCACGCCAATGCGGCCGGCACCACGCCGACGTATGGCCTGCACATCGTGACGGAGATCAGCACGGCGGGCATCATCGACGTGACCAACGCGGTGGCGTTGGGCGCTACGGACAGCGACTGATCGGAGGGGGCGGAAGCGCCCCATCCTGATGGCCGCTATCTACCAGCAGCGTCATGGGGGCTGCGCCATTGTGTGTGGCGCGGCCCCTTCTCTTTTCGAGGATTTGGCCAAGGCCAAGGCCTTGCGTCCGCACGCCGACATCCTGGGCGTGAACCACACTCCTTCCCTGGTGCCGGAGATCCAGCACGTCTGGACGCAGCACGGCGATGTCGCCGCCAGCATCAAGTCATCCGCAGGCCGCGAGGTGTTCGTACACGCCAGGCCGCGCAAGTACAGCAACGGCGGCGGCACATGGTTGCTGCCGGTGCCAGACCATCGGTGGGCACTGGTCGATTACGAGTGGCCTACCCTGACCTGGTTGTGTGGCTCGAGCGGCATTGCCGGCGCTCTGTGGGCTCGGCACGGCATGGGCTATGACGAGGTGATCATGGCCGGGATCCCGCTCAACAGGAAGCAGCGCACCTACGCAGATGGCTACGCTTCAACGCCGAAGTTCGGCCGTGACTTTGCGGAGGATCATCAGGTCGAGAACTGGCTGAACCATCTGCGCACGCACAAAGCCAACGGCAAGACAGAGGGCATCACGTCCATGTCTGGCGAGACGGCCCGCATCCTGGGGGTGCAGAATGCTTGAGATGGCACGCCGGGCCGAGGTGGCCAAGTACGTCAAGGCCTATCAGGCTTCGACCTATCGCATGGGTGATGTTCGCAAGCATCACGCATCTGTGGGCCTGCAATCCATCCCGCGTGGTTCGCTGCTGGATGTCGGGTGTGGCCGCGGTGAGACGATGCGCATGGCGGCCGACTTGGGCTACAGCCCTGTGCGCGGGCTCGAGGTGGTGCCCTATCTGTGCGGCCCGGATGTGGATCAGGGATACGCGCATGCTATCCCTCACGGTGACCAATCATTCGATGTTGTCACCATGTTCGATGTCATGGAACATCTGGTGCCGGAAGATACCGAAGCAGTGTGCCGCGAGTTGGAGCGCGTGGCGCGGCGTCACATCCTGCTGACGGTCCACAATGGGTCTTCGCAGCATCATGGTGTCGAACTGCACATCAATAGGCGCGAGTCTTACGAGGCATGGCATGAGTTCTTCCGCAGCACGTTCTCGGGCTCGGTGACTTGGATGCCGCGCTGCGGGTCAATCTCTGAAATGTTCAAGGTGTCCTATGGCAGCCGGTGATACATCCCTGAGCATCTGTTCCGACGCATTGCTGATGCTGGGTGCCAGGCCCATCTCTTCCTTCGACGAAGGCACGGACGAGTCCAACATCTGCGACCGTCTGTATCCCAACATCAAGGATTCCACGCTGCTGGCCTATCCCTGGAGCTTCTCGTTCAAGAAGATCCAGCTGGCCCGCACGATCAACACGCCGGTCAACGAGTGGAAGTACGAGTATGTGCTGCCATCGGACCGCATCGGACCGATCAGGCGCGTGTTCAACAGCACCGCGGTTGGAGCAGGCACACACACTGAATGGACGATCCAAGGCGACAAGCTGCTGACCAACCAAGAGACGGTGGTTGTCGATTACCAGTTTTCCCCGCTTGAGTCCGCGTGGCCGGCCTACTTCGTGCAACTGATGAAGTACATGATGGCCTGGCACTTGGCTGCGCCCGTGACCGATCAGGAAAGCAAGGCGGCGTACTGGCAGGGCGTGGCGGTCGGCAGTCCAGCCGAGAACAACCGCGGCGGCTACATGCGCACGGCAATGGTGATTGATGGCCAGGGCAACACCACGCCCAGCTTTGAAGACTTCACGCTGACTGCGGTGAGGTTCTGATGCGCATCGTCACCATCCAGACCAACTTCAGCAGTGGCGAGATCGATCCACTGTTGAAGGCCCGCGTCGATCTGAACCAGTATCAGAACGCCGCGGAGACGCTGACGAATGTGCTGGTGCAGCCGCAGGGGGGTGTCAAGCGAAGGGCTGGGCTGAAGCACCTGTTCGAGCTGCCAAGCGCTGCCAGCCCAGCATCTGGCACGCGCATGGTGCCGTTCGAATTCAGCGTGTCCGACAGCTATATGCTGGTGTTCACCACTGGCCGCATGCACGTCTTCAAGGACGGTGCGCTGATCACCAACATCAACGGCAGTGGCAATGACTTCCTTGCCATTGCAGCCATCACCACGGCTGTGCTGTCCACGATGACGTGGACGCAGAGCGCTGACACGCTGATCATCACGCATGAGGATCTTCAAACGCAGCGCATCGTCCGCGGTGCCAATGATGCGTCGTGGACGGCCAGTGCTCTGTCGTTCGGCAGCACGCCGAAGTACGCATTCACGCCCGTCACCTACTCCCCACCAGGCACTCTGCGCCCGGACGCATCATCCGGCAGCGTCTACCTGTTGGCCAGCTATGGCAAGCAGCAGGCCTCCGGCACGGCGCAGGGCGGCAGCGCCAACACGATTACCCTGGCGTCAGGCGACACCAATGCCGACGACTACTACAACGGCATGGTGGTCGAGATCACCAGCGGCACAGGGTCGAACCAGTGGGCCAGGATCGTGGACTATGTGAGTTCGTCCAAGATCGCCACCATCAGTGGGGGTTGGGCCTCCAACCCCGACAACACAAGCGTCTATCAGATCCTGAGCGGCTACGAGGGCACGGCGCAGGCCGGTGCATCGACGGCGATCACCCTGGCATCTGGTGAGTCTGCCACCGATGACTTCTACAACGGGATGCTGGTGCGCATCACTGGTGGTACAGGCCCAGGCCAGGTGCGGCGCATCACGGACTATGTGGGCTCCACCAAGGTGGCCACGGTGGACTCGGCCTGGGCGACCAACCCGGACAACACCAGTACCTACCGGGTCGGCGTCTTTGACGACACGTCTGTCGGCCAGTACGTCGTCGCATCGCCCCAGGGCCGCGGGCGCATCGTGGAGTACGAGTCTCCCGTCAGTGTGCGGGTGGTGACCGAGATCCCGTTCTTCGACACGCAGACCATCTCGGCCGGATCCTGGGAGATCGAATCCGGCTATGAGGACGTGTGGTCGAGCACCAGGGGATGGCCGCGAACCTGTACCTTCCATGAGGGGCGGCTGTACTTTGGCGGCAGCAAGAGCAGGCCCAGCACCATCTGGGGCAGCAAGGTCGGGCAGTTCTTTGACTTCCTGCCTGACCAGGCCTATGACGATGATGCGGTCGAGGCCACGCTTGACACCAACTCGCTGAACGCGATCACGGACATCACCTCGGCCCGTGATCTGCAAGTGTTTACGGTGGGTGGTGAGTTCTATGTGCCGCAGCAGGGCCTTGAGCCCATCACGCCGGCCAACTTCTTCGCACGGATGATCAGCCGCAACGGAAGCCGCACGGGCATCCGAGTGCAGCCGTTGCAAAGCGGCACGCTGTATATCCAGCGCCAGGGCAAGGCGCTGAACGAGTTCCTGTTCTCTGACACGACACAGGCCTACATCAGCACCAGCATCAGCCTGCTGTCCAGCCACCTGCTGACAGGGCCTGTTGAGATGGCGCTGCGCAAGGCGACCAGCACCGAGGAGACGGATACCCTGCTAGTGCTGAACGAAGATGGCACATTCGCTGTGTACTCTCTGCTGCGTCAGCAAAACGTGGTGGCACCGAGCCGGTTCACCACCGATGGCCAGTTCGTTGACGTGGGCGTGGACATCAGCGACATCTATGTCGTGGTCAAGCGCACGTTCAACAGTGTCAATCGCTACTTCGTCGAGGTCTTCGACAGCACCTATTTCACTGACTGCGGGTTCAAGGGCGGCGTGGCCTCGAGCGCGTCCGGCCTGCCGCACATCGGCAAGTCTCTGAACGTCATCCTTGATGGCGCAGTGCAGCCCGACGAGACAGTATCGGCCGGCGGCGTGGTGACGTTCGACCGGCCCAGCGTGACAAGTTACGAGGTCGGTCTGCCCTATGGGGTGACGATCAAGACCATGCCCGTGGAGCCCAGGCTGCAATCTGGTGTGCGTGTGTCATTCAAGAAGCGTATCGTTGAGGTCAATGCGATCCTGTTTGACACTCAGCACATGCTGGTCAACGGGAATCTGGTTCCGATCCGCGCATTCAACACGCTGATTCTGGACGCGCCCGTCATCCCGTTCACTGGCATCAAACAGGTGGGCGGCATCCTGGGGTGGAGCGAGACGGCGCAGATCACTGTCACGCAGACCCTGCCGCTGAAGCTGAACCTGCTCGGCCTTGAGTACAAGGTCAATCTGTACGGAGGCACCTGATGGCTTTCCTCGCTGGTATCGGCTCTGCAATCGGATCGGCCGTTTCCGCATTCGGCCCAGCGCTGCAAGTCGCTGGCACACTGTTCTCTGCAATGGGGCAGATCCAGGCCGCTCAGGCCCAGGCGCAGGCTCAACGTATGCAGGCTAGGCAGGCTGAGTTGCAGGGCAGGCAGAATGCCTTGCAGTACAACCGTCAGGCATTGCAAGTGTTCGAGAGGCAGCAGCGTCTTGCAGCAACAGCCAGGGCTCGCGCAGCAGCTGGTGGCGTGGATCCGTTCACTGGATCACCGCTGACCATGCAAGAGGTCAATGCGCTGCTCGCTGGACGTGAAATGCAGATTGCGCAGGAGAACGCGCAGACAGCGCTCTATGGTGGTCTGGCTGAGTCTCAGAGCCTGCGTGCGGCCGCCAGGGCAACCCAGTCCACCGGGCTGACAACGGCGCTGTCTGGCGTGGTTGGAGGGCTGTACGAGATGGGGCGAACAGCAACGCCGCAGCCTACCACCTATGCGCCCGTGGTGACCGACACGCCAACTACTGTGGTGCAGTGACATGGCTACGCTACCTCGCTACGAATTGATGGGTGTGCAGTACGCGGATCTGCCGCGTGTAAGCACGGCGGGCCTGGCAGTGGCGGCGGAGGGTTACAGCCGCATGAGCCAGCAGGTTGACCGCATGCTGAACTTCTTGCAAGGCGAGCGCGAGACGGAAGCGCAGCGCAAGGCCAAGCAGTACGCGATTGAGAACCCGCTGACCAAAGACCAGATTGATGCGGCTGTCAGCGGCGAAGGCCCGAGCCTGCAAGTGCCTGGTGCTGGCACGGTCTTCCAGCGCACCTACGAGTCGATGCAAGGTGCCATGCTATCGGCCGAACTGCAAGCTGATGGGCAGCGCAAGATCGGCGAGGCGCTGGCTGTTGTGAAGGCTGGCGGCACCATCGATGTCGAAAAGGCGCGGACTGATCTGCGCGACCTGATCGATGGCTACGCGACCAGCGTGTCGGCGCTGGATCCGGAAGAGAGTGTGCGCCTGCGGGCGTCTCTATCCATCGCTGGGAAAGCACTATTTGCTGAGGCTGCGGCGCAGCAAGTCAAGCGCGAGATCACGCTGATCAACACCGGGATGGATGCCGCGGCAGATTCCATCAAGCCGGTGATCGAAGGCATCATCTCCCAGGCTGGCACGATTGACCCACAGACCGGACGTCCGGTTGACGTTGAGAAGATGCTTCAGTCGCAGCTGCGGCCGTTCCAGAATCTGGTTTCGCAGACGGGGTACGCCAAACCGCTTGAGACTGCATTCGCAGCGATCCGTGCAGCAAAGGTCGATGCCATCGTAGGGCTGGCCACGAAGGACGAGTTCGCCGCAAATCCTCTCAAGGCATTGCGGCGGCTGGCTGATGGTGACCTGGGCAACCTGAGCGAGATTTACCGTGGCCTGTCTCAGGATGACAAGGAGGTCATTCGCAAGCGTGTGCGTGACTACAACGTCGATCAGGCTGCGGCGCAGAAGGCAGAGGACGACAGACGCAAGGATGATGCTGCCCGCGCTGCCAATGCGATGGAGCTTGAGCTGCTGGACCCGAAGACGACGGCAGACCGGCGCATGGTGGTGGTCAATGATCTGGTGCGCGGCGGGCACATGTCCCTGGAGTCTGCCCGCACTGCGTTGAAGCCTGCTGCTGCCGGTGTTTCTGTCGGAACAGAACTGATGGTCAGCCAGTCGATCAGGTCTGGCTATCTCAGTTCTCTGGATCAGTTCTTGAAAGAGGCTTACAGCAATGGCCTGTCAGATGAGCAGATAAAGCGCCTGGGCAAGGAGCTACTTGACGAGAACTACAGGCGGGCCAAGAACCTGTTGACATCTTCTGCTGGCCTCGTTGGGTTTGAATTGAACCCCAGCGAGGCCAAGATCAAAAAGATGACGGCACTGGAAGAGTTGTACCGCATCAACCTCGGCAAGAACATCTCACCGGAGGAGGCGGCGCGAGAAGCGATTCGCCAGTACGACGGCGCAGAGAGCACGAAGAAGCGCGAGAACATCAAGCTGCGGGTGGCTGAAAACGTGCGCACGATACTGGAGGAGGGCGGATTTGCGATGCCCAACGTGGACATTGAGAGAATGGATCTCGGGGCGCTGCGTGATCGTCGCAACCGACCCATCTCTGACTCGATGCGCAAGAAGTTGCAGACGGAACTTGACACCTTGAGGGCCGCACCATGATCGCACTTGAGCGCGAACTGGCGCAGGATTGGCAGAACCTGTTCTACCCACCTGGGCCTGAGATGCCCGACGAGCCGCAGGCCCCCGTCGAAGGTGCTGGCGGCGCTGCATTCGGCGTGTTCCCTGCCATGCGCAGCGCTGCCTCGAGCACCGGGGAGATCAGCCCCGCCGGCCGCATGCTGCCTGCCGATGTGGCGGCTGGTGCGCTGAAGGGCGCAGTCACTGGAGGTGTCGGCTTGCCAGGCGACATCGAAAGCCTGGTGCGCGGTATCCGCGGCATCTTCACTCGCGGCGGCGACCAGGGCAAGCTGGATGCCTTCCTGGCCGGGGTGGAGGAGAAGACCATCCTGCCGACCAGCGAGGATGTCAGCAAGTGGCTGGACGCCAACGTCGGCCCGGTGGTGCCGCCTGGTGCGCCAATGGCAGAGCAACGCGCAGGCGTGGCCGAGGTGGGGCAGTTGGCTGGTGAACTGACATCCGGCCCTGCGACCCTGGTGAAGGGCGCGAAGGCGGCTGGCAGGGCGGCGGCCAAGGCCGGCAAGACAATCAGGGGCGCGGCACGCGAAATGGCAGGAGCACGTTGATGGCAATCGCACCCCTTGAGCAACGTCTGGACAAGGCCGCGGAAGCGCTGGCCGATGCGGATCAGCGGAAGGCGATCTCCGAGACGCAGCCGCTGCCAGAGCCATCGATGCCGGAGATCGCGCCCGCAGAGGATGAGGGCGTGCTTGTGGCCGGCAGGCTGAGCGAAGGTCTGAAGCTGCTGAAGAAGATCCGCAGGGGGGAAGACCCAGCACCTGTCAGGGTCGAGCCTCAGCTGACGCCCGAGGCGCAGCAGATCCAGGCTCAGCAGGACGCAGCCAAGGCGGCTACCACCCTGGGCCTGGGTGACCAGCCTACGACTGGCGTGGTGACCAAGGTCGAGGCATCCAAGCGTGCCCGCCCCAAGGTCACACCGGAGAGCGTGGCTACCGCCCGCGAGGCCAGGGTGCAGGAGCGCCCCGCTCGCACGCCGGAATCTGACCGGCCGCCACTGGCGCAGTTCAACCTGCAACGCATGGACACGCCGGAGTCGGTGAAGGCGACGGTGGATGCCATCAACGACGAGCTCGGCATCAAGGTCAAGACCATCACCTTCGACGAGGTGAAAGACTCCGCGGTGCGGGCCGGCATGGACATGACGTTCATCAACCAGCTGACCAGCGGGAAGATGATCGTCAACCCGGAGAACACCTATCGTGCCCTGAACGCGATGACCGCCAGCGCTGTCAAGCTGGATGGGTTCATGCAGAAGATCGCCAACGGCTCGGCCACGCTCGAGGAGAAGGCCCAGGCGGCGCAGTGGGTGCATTTCCACTCGGTGCTGCAAGAGTCGGTGAAGGGCTACCAGACCAACGTGGCGCAGAGCCTGTCGGTCATGCGCATCCCTCGGGACGGGATGGTCCCGATGCAGACCATTGTTGAGTCGCTGGGCACCGAGACCGATCTGGTGAAGTTCGCCCAGGCCTATCTGGATGCTGGCACGCCGGAGGGCAAGGCCGCGTTGATCTCGAAGATGGCCACAGGCACACCGTGGGAGAAGGCCTTCACGGTCTACGTCAACTCCCTGCTGATGGGCACCGGCACGCTGCTGAAGAACTTTCTGTCCAGCGCCATCTATACGCCCTATCGAATGGCAGAGCGCAGCCTGGCGGCCGGCATCGGTGCAACCCGGCAAGTGATCGGCCTGGGCTCTGCGGATCGGTATCGGGTCCAAGAGGTTGGTGCCATGTTGGCAGCATCTCGCCAAGCCGTGTCGGATGGGTGGCAGGCGTCGAAGCACGCATTCACCAAGGGCTACCCGCAGGACTGGCTGGACCCTGACAAGATCGCACGCAGCCAGCAGCGTCTGGAGTTGTTCAAGCGAGGTGACCCCAGGTTCTGGAACCCGAATGGCAGTCTGCTGGATGCTGGCCTGTGGGGGTTGAACGCTGCCATCACGCTGCCGGGCCGCACCATCCTGACGACAGACCAGTTCTTCAAGGGGATGAACTACCGCTACGAGCTGGTGGCCGAGCAGACCCGAGCCGCGCTGTCTGCCGCTGACGATGCGCGGTTGGCCGGCGCATCCGCGGATGAGATCCAACGTGTGTCTGAGGCCGCATCGCAAAACGTGGCCATGAGTCCACCAGAGTTCCTGCAAGAGGTGGCCGCGGCGTCCACCTTCAGCCAGCGAGTCGAGGGCAAGATGGGTGCGGTGCTGGCCGAGTTGGGCCCGACCGACCCGATGCGCTTTGCGCTGCGCACGCAGATCCCGTTCCTGTCCGCCCCGATCAACGTCATCTCTGCCGTGGTCGAGCGCACGCCCCTGGCCTTTGCCAGCAAGGACGTTCGTGCTGCCATTGCAATGGGCGGCAAAGAAGGTGACATGGCGCTGGCCAAGGTCGGTATGTCTGGCGCAGCGATGTACACGTTGAGCCAGTACGGCCAGGACTACATGACCGGATCCGGGCCCGGCAACAAGGCCCAGCGCGAAGCAATGGTGCGCCAGGGTTGGCAGCCTTACAGCATCGTCGTCGATGTGTCTGATGGCGTCTCGGAGCAGCTGCGCCAGCGGTTGGCTGGATTCCCTGGCACATACAGGTTCGGCTCTGGCGACTACGAGGGCAAGCTCTACATCAGCTATCAGGGCCTTGAGCCAGTAGGCGCCATGCTGGCAATGGCATCCGACTACAACGACTATGTGAAGTACGAGAACGACGACAGCCGCATCAATGCCGCTGTCGGTGGGGCGGTGTTCGGGTTCGCCAACTACATCATGGAACACCCCATGTTGACGGGCGTGCAGAACATCACGGCGCTGTTCGGGTCTGCCTTCGCAACCGGATCAGAGCGCGCCATCGGCATGATCGACTACATGACGCAGGAAACCATGCGCGTCACGCAGTCGATTGCCAACCCCTTCCAGCGGCCGATGCGCACGGTGCGACAGGAAGTCGATCCGATGGTGCGCGACTACCGGCTGGACCCGAATGCGCCGGCCGGGATGCGTGGGTTGATGGACGGATGGAACAAGTTCCGCGCTGACACGCCTGGTCTGTCTGATGATCTGCCGCCGAAGCTGAACATCTGGAGCGAGCCGGTCGAGTACGAGTACGCATGGAGTCCTCTGCGCACGAAGGAAGGAAAGACGCGCAAGGCAGACCAAGGCCTGATTGCAATGGGTGCTAGGGTTGCCATGCCATCCAATACAGTGTCGATGCGTGACCCGGTGACGGGCATCACGGCCGACACCAAGATGCTGCCGGATGAATACAACAAGATGCTGCGTATCGCCAACCGAGAGCTGGGCCTTGAGGGCTTGGTTGATGAGGTCTTGGGCGAGATCAAGATCAGCAACATCACCGACCAGAATGACCTGATCTTCTACCAGCAGCAGATCGACAAAGTGTTCGAGCGCGTGTTCACTGCGGCCCGTCAGAAAGTTCTGATGGACAGCGAGTTTTCTGGACAGATACAGTTGCGCATCTCCGACAAGGCGCAGCAACTCAAGCAATTCGGCCAAGGAGCAAGGTAATGGCTTACCCGATCAGTGATGTCCCCCGCCGCATCGTCTACTCTGGTTCGGTCGGAGTCGGCCCGTATGCCTTCACGTTTGAGGTGCTGACCGCCTCCGACATTGCCGTCTACAAGAACACGACGCTGCTGACGCTGACGACGGACTACACCGTCAGCATCAACACCGGCACTGGCACCGGCACTGTCACCCTGGTGGTGGCCGCTACCGGCGCTGACACCGTGACCCTGGTGGGTGACCGAGCCATCCAGCGCACCTCGGACTTCGTGACTGGCGGCGATCTGTTCGCCAA